GCCCAGCGACAATGTATACATTTTCAGTAAGCTTTATTTCTTTCTCTTTTTCTCCTTCAAACTTTTTTACATTCAATTTACTTATATCAACTTCTATATTTGTTTTTATTTCTTCTGTTTTTGGATTTATGTGAGAAATTTTAACTATACTTCCAGTGGATAATTCTCTGACTTTCAATAATAAAAAGATTCTATCAGGAGTGGTTAAATCATTTAATACAAATGGCTTATCATCTATTTTAAGCACACAGTCTTCCAGAAGACTGTCTAGTGCGCTATTTATCAAAACTTCATCTTTCTTTTCCATCGCTTTCAAAATACTTTTTTGATCTTTAACCTTCATTGGTTTTATCATTGCTTTAGAACCATTTGATGGAAGCTCAACTATAGACTCTGGTATAGACGCAGAATCTTTTAGTAACAATGCTTTTAAATCTTGTAATGACATATTTCTTGACCTCTCTTAAAAAGAAAAACTCCAATAATAATTATATCATTGGAGTAGATTTTCTTATAAAAAGTTTAAAATCGATTACTGTGGCTTGAAACGACCATTACCCGGAGCACTACCTCTTGAAATTTGAGGGGATCTAGTAGAACGAATGAAGTTGACAGCATTAGTTGAATTGTCGCCTATTTGATTTGGCATGACGAAGTAATCGTATCTGAAAGTAACATCAAATGTTTCAAACCCTTGGGCATCTTGTGCAACTTGTATTTCTCCAACACTCTTTGGAAATGCACCAACAAATGAATAAATCGATGTTCTTCTATTGTCTCGTGTCAACTGAGCAACTGAAAGGCGATCACTCTTATATTGATTGCTGTGACCCATAAACTGAGTGCCAGCATCATATGCAAGTTGCTGCCAATTTAATAGAAGTCTACGCAGCTCATGGGATTCGTCACATATAAAGTTAACTGTCCATGGCTGAAACTGTGGAGGGGATGCCAAGTTTATATTCATCCCTTGAAATGCTATTTGTGCCTCTCCAAGTTCATAACCTGGCAATGTAGTACTTCTCGCCATTGCTGTCATGACTGCATCTGAACCTATTTCTGGTATATGCACAAGAAAGTGATAGGGGCGAGCAGGATCGCCTATAGTCGTTCTAAAGCTGTGTAAATTGAATCCTTCTCCTGGTGAAATTCCCATTGTTTTCTCCTCGATCTTTAATTATATATAAGGTTTATCAGGCCAATCTCTCTACAACTTCAGTAAACTCAACGCCCGTCCCAACTGCTGAGAATGTCAACTTGATAAACTCGATTGCTCTTGCTGGTTTAACTAGTATTTCTGCTCGGAATTCGTTTCTATCAATAACTTCAGCAGTGTTATTGCTTTCATCACAGACAACGAGATAGTCAAACACACCTCTTCTTGCTTTAACTTCGCTCAAGAATGGATTTACTGTTCCACGGAAACGACTACGAGTGAAGTCATCATTGAACTCAAAGAGATAATAACGAGCCATCTTCTTGACAGCTTTTTCAAGATATAAGAACAGACGACGAACGTTTATTCTGTCAAATGCACTTGCTTTGCTCTGTAGAGTCTTCTGACCCCAAATTGTTATTCCTTCACCTATGAAATTTGCAATAGGATTGATTCTGTTGTAGTAAAGTATGTCTCTCTGGCCTTTGTTTGGATTTACTGCAACATCTATGACGTTAGAAATTATCCCTCTATTCAAACCAGCAGGAGCGAACCACTGAGCAGCAGAGAAATCTGTAAATGCCATTACGGCTGCAACATAACCAGAGCAAGGAACCCAACGTTCTTTCTCTGCAAATCTATCATAAATCTTAAAGTAGTTTCCATATATAGCAGAATAGCTACTATTGATATTCAAATCTCTGGAAACGTAATCTTTCATGCTTGTATATGGCTGTGCTACAGGCTTGTTAGTGAGCACATTCATTATTACTGATTTTGGAACATTTAATATAGCGAAGCAGTCTTTTCTGATTTCTTTAGAGAGTTGATCAATATAACGTTTGACATTATCATTGTAATCTGCGTCTATTAACAGATCAACTTCGACATCTTCAACATTACTAAAATGCTCTTGCCATGCAGTCAAAATCTCACCAGTCAAATCTCCCAATCCGCTACCTGGAACTTCGCCAGTTAGCTTATCGAAGTAATTATTTTCATCATAATCAGTATACCCAAGATATGTTCTTCTGAAAGTTCTATGTGGGATCGAAGCAGAAGTTGCTTCATCTGAGCCCATGAAGAAATATATTAAATTGCTGTTTCTATTTACAATTTGTGGACCAAACATGAACGCGCCTTGCTCGTCTTTCTTTGTTGGGTCATTTGAGAACAAATACTGCTCAGCTAGATTGTTGAATTCATCAAACACATATAACATTGCTTCATCTGCTGTGGCTGGTCCATATTCAGTAGATGTCAGAGAATTTAAGAATCCAAAATCAACAGTCCAGTTTCCACCTGAAATAGAGGGTGGAGTTATCAAATCATATTTTATTAATGAATCGCTCAAGTAATCATTTCCTATGATTCCATTATAATAATTACTTGCTATTGTGTTTTGCTCTTCAGTGTTTGAAGCCTGATTTATGTCATCACGGAAGTCACGAACAACTGCCCAGTCAGTAGAATTTACAACACAGACTGAAATTCCTGAATAAGTGGTTCCAGGCCCAACACCATAAAAATGATAAGTTTCATTTGTTAAAAGGTTATTGGCTGGATGATCTAATTGCCCAGCTGATGTACCTGGTGTGAGAGAGTAATCTTTCTTTGCTTCATTAGTCTTAATGACATCATATCCAAGTGGAAAATCTGAAACTTTCTTTGATGTTGCATCGGTTATTGTATTTATTCCAGAAACGCCTACAGTAAGACCTGCAACGGCTTTTGTGCTATCTTCTATTCTAACTGCATACAGCTGATTGCTCTGCTTTAGAAATGCTTCGGCAGTGAACCAGTGAGTAAAATTAGTATCATTTGGCCTGCCAAATGTATCTTCCAAATCTTTTGTTGTTGTCAAAAGTGTTCTTACGTTTACTGCACCTTTAGTGGTGTGCATAACAATTGCACCCACTGCCGATGTAACGGATGGAATTGTTTGGCTTATATCTCTTTCGATTATATCTACAGTTGGGGACATGTTATTTGCCATCTGCTTCTCCTAGAAACTTTAAATTAGTAATTCTAAGAGTATTTATATCCCAATGAACTTAAAACCCTCATATCATTTTCTTCTATGGAAGTTTCTTTGTTGGTCCATATATCGATCCAGGTTGCCAGCTCTTTCAGTCTCACGAATGAAATGATCAAATTCATCTTTCTCTAGCCAAGAGTCAGGATCATTGGCTGATTGATCTGCTGCCATGAAGGCATCAACTGCTGATTCATAGTCATCATCGTCTGGGCTACTAACTTGAGGATTCTCTTCCCCTTCTTCAAGTTTATTTCTATGCCACTGTTCAGGAGCTTCAGTTTTTAATATTTTTTGTTGCAAATCATAAATCTCACCTTCAAAATATGTGGAAGTTATCATATATGAAAATAATATACATGTAATAATACAATCGTCATTTAAGCCTTTTCCAGTTTTTGCCTTAAAGACATTTTCCGCAACTTCTTCAAAATAACCTATTTCATCTATTGTTTGCCCATCTTTTAATATTATTTTATCTGCTTCTAAGAGTGTTTTAAATTTCATGCACGCTTTTGGTTTTGTTGTTTTTGTTGAAAGAAACCCATACTCGTGTCGATCTTGGTCGAAATACAAATTTTCATACTCATATTCTTCAAATAATTCTTTACAGACTCCGTCACCATGTCCACCTGGATTTACTTCAACTATAACATAAGCATCATTCCAATATTTTGCAGAATTGTAAATATATTTACTTATTTTTGCAGGAGTGATTGTATTCGATCTCCATATTGCAACTTGAACTGCAGGTCCTGTTCCCATTAAGTAATCAGTTACATCAAATACATTTAAAACTGTATAATCTGAGCCAACTCCTGCTGCTATATCTCCTGCAATTGCATATTTTCTTCCAGGTTTGGCAGTATCCCACATTTTAGTAAAATCATCAGGAGTATGTAAAGGTTCTTCTTTTTTTAATTTCATTATCGTCGCGGCGTCTATAAGTGTCACTGAAGAACCTGCAAAATTCAATCCAAATTCTTGAGCGAAACGAACTCTACCTATTGCTTTTTCTGTTTCTTTCCTCCAATTTTCATCTCTTCCTGGAACTTGTGTCCAATCGACTCGAATTGGATTGAAGGCAGGATTTGGCCCCACCGATTCCATCCATTTTTCATAAAAAAGATTACCTGTACCATTAGGAGTTGAAACGATTATACATCTTCCACCTGTAGAAATTGTAGGAAAGTTTGCAGTCCAGAATGCGTCGGCAATATTTCTTGCTATGAATGCGAACTCGTCGAGTAAAATTATAGATATAGACTCACCACGAAGACAGTCAGGAGAAGTTGCACGGGCAATTATTTTACAACCATTATCGAAAGTTATGGACTGTACGTTATATTCCAATACTCCAGGTTTTAAAAATTCAGGCAATTCTTCATATGCATATTTTATTTCTTCCAATATACTTTTGGCAGTTGATGCTTTGTTGGCAACTATCGCAACAGTTTTATCTTTTTGGAATATACTG